AGTCTTGATGGGGTCAAGTATGTCGGGGTCATCTTCGTTTTGCTTATAACCAAATGGTACAGTCCTTGCTATACGTGGTATCTGTACCCATTCGTTTTCTTCTTTAATGTCTGTTGGCTGTGGAAGTTTCCATTTGCCTATACTACGTGTCATTTGTTTTTACGTCTGTCCACTGTAGCTAACACCATGCCACCTTTGCGGTAGTCAGATGCGCCACGAGATTTTTTAGTGGGCATACCACCACCAGACATTAAATTTAATTTTTTTAAGACTTTACTAAATGCACCGCCTTTACGCCCTTTTTCCATTAAATCATGTAAACGCATAAACTCATCATAGGATAGTTTACGAACATCGTCTTGTCCAATTTTTATAATTCTAATATCATCGTCTGTAAGTTTCATTACTCATCATCCTCTTCTGACGTTGCTTTAGGTGGCATAAGCATAACACCGCCACTTGCTTTAACTTCCATCTTCTCTGTCTTTACCAAACCTACACGGTCAAGCAATTCTTTAGCGGCAGACATCTTATCACGAATGCCAAGTTCAGTTGGGTCATACAGCGCACCTGTCATTGCAAGTGCAGCCTTTGGCGCATTACGAGCCATGTACATCTGTGTGGCTTCAAGAATCTCTTCTTTTAAACCTTTAACAATCTCAGTAGTAGGAGTAGTGTCAGCATAACCAGCAAGTTTTTTGGCAGCAACCATGTCACCACCTGCTTCATCAAATAGCACGTCTAAAAACTTCTGTTGCTTTTCTGTTAACTGTCTAGCCATTTTCTCTCTTCTTCTGTATATGGAAACATATTACATTTGTCCTGAATACATTGCGTGTGCTAATTTTGTACTACGTGATTTTACCTGACTTGCCCACCTGCTGTCAAGCATTTCTTTTGATGCAGTAGTAAAATCTTCTTCGTGTATAGCAGCCCACATTTTTTTAAACTTACGCAGACGAGGCACACCCATATTAAATGCCATATCCATAAGTACAAGTTGACGTACAGCGTCTAATCCTGCGATGCAAGGATGAGCATCCAACAGTTCTTTCTCAACAATCTGTACGTCATTCTCTGCTAGAAGTATGGCATCTGCTTCTGTGATGCCAAATGAATACACGTGGTCAATGCTGGGAATATCCATGTCTTCCAGTTCTTCGTCACTAATGCCACGGTCTTCTAGGTTTCTACCAATTCCAATAGTATCAATGCCCAAGCTATCTTTATAAACCTGTAACACTAAACCTTCATGCTCAATTAGTTTTTGTATAAATATACTTTTATCATACTTCATTTAAGTTTGCCTTCGTTGTTCATCCAGATACCAAACGCACCTGTCATAGCACCCATTACAACGCTTACAAATGCTGACTGTGGTGCTGTCGGGTCTTCCAAGTTCATAAACCACTCCGCACAACGCCAACTCATCAGAGTCATTATCAGCATCATAAAGCGAGGAAGTATCTTCCATTCTAGGATTTGCTTTGCACTCACTTAGTTAAGCCTTTAGCCTTTTCAAATGTCCTCAAGCCACCAAGTCCTAACATACCCATGAGTACCGTCATAAGACTGCCCATATCAAACTCTGGCAGTTCAGGTAGTTCTACACCAGCCATTGCCGCACCAAAGATGACAAACGGGGAAATGACAAAGTGCCATGCTAACGCAACGCCACATGTCCAGCCGATAAATGGTCTCCAACCAGCAACAAAGATATTGCGATGCTTTGCTTCTGCTGCATTAATCTCAAGTTGACCTTTGGACAGTTCTTGTGCATGGCGTTGTGCCATTGTAGCAAGGTCATGTGCCAGTTGTGCTTTTTGGTCTTTGTCTTCAATAAACTTATCAAGTAGACCCGTTACTGGTCCGATTAGTGCTTGCAGCATATCTTTGTCCTATTTCGTATTGCAGTATCTCAACTCGCGTTTCCAAATCAGGAAACTCTTCACGCAATAACTTTATATTATGTTCCTCTGCGAAACTGTGCAGTTTTCTTTGCAATGCGCTTCGGCTGTCGTACAAATTGTTTTCCTGCACGTGTACCTTCTCTCTTAGCCTTAGTTGTAGCAGAATACTCTGCACTTGTCAAGGACTTTATTGCTTTTTCAGGTAAATACCTTTCACCTGTCTGTCCAGAGGGCTTGCCACTCTTTGTACGCCACTTTTGTTTTGTCCATGCTTTAAGACTTTTCTGTGGCTTTTTCATTAGAACATTCCTCTGCGTTTTAATCCAAAGTATACTATAATTGCTAAAACAGATAAACCTACAACAATTGCAGCTGACAATACTATTGTCTCTAGTATTTGTTGTTTACGTTTACGTGCGGCTTCTTCTGCTTCTAGTCTAGCCTTACGTGCTTCTGCTTGAAACTTCTGCCAGTCGTTCCATAATCCCGGACGACCAACGTATAGCATTATTTGTTTTAGTTCTTCTTCTTTTTCTTTGATAGCTTCAAGAGCCATAAACTCTTCAAAGTCATTACCCCTATAAAATGGGCTATTCTTTTTATTTGTTACTTTTCTTTGTAAGTCTTCTTTGCCATCTACAAACTTTGCAATTTGACTACCGACACTAGCAATGTCACGTCCATTGCTTATAGCTTGTTTAATTACTCCGAAGGCTGCGTTAGCAGCGGCTAGTTCTGCTAACATTTAGTACACCTCTATAACGCCTTCTTTTATATACTTAGGTACGCAGTATGCGGTAACACGGTCTCGTTTATCCATCCAATCCAAGTAGCGGTAGGTTCCGTAACGCTTGGATACTTCGGCTGCGAAAAAATTGCAGGTGGTAATAGATTTGAAATACATATCTCCACTAGCGAGATAACGACTTTCTCCAGTGCCGATATAAACAACGAGCAGGAAGACGTGTAACATTCCATTACTACTTGTAGCCTCCACCTGCTGCCTTATACTCACGTGCTAACATCTGTGCTTTACGTGCTGACCACTGTCCGGGCTTACCACCTTTACTGCCAGCTTTAATCTTTTCAAATAATCTTTTTCTCATTGTTGGCTTAGTGTAGTTGCCAGCTTCATTAACTCTACTTTTGCTCTTCGTTTTAGACTTCGCCTTGCTGCCAGCTTTTCCAACTGACCCACCCGCCTTGAGTTTTTGCCTTTGCGCCACTCCTTTAATTGTTCCTTTGTTGGCTGATGCGTAGAAGATGTCTTCACCTTTTTTCTCCCCATACTTTTTGGTCATAGCGGATTTAATCTTTGTACCTTTTTTTGTGAGGGGCATCTCCTTTAACTCCGTTGTGGTAGATATGATTCTTTTAGCTTTACAGTTATTGTAACAGCACTTCCTACGCTAGCAAGTCCACGTAGTTTGTCACCTTTGAAAAGCCAAAGTGGGTCATCATTAATTTGAAGCATTGAATTACCTAGCAACTCAACTGTTTCAGCCATAGTGTAATAAGTTGTACTTTGACTGTCATACCAGTCTAGGCTAAATGTTACATTAGAAGAGCTAGCATTACTAATAAAGATATTATCTACCTCTGCTTCATAGTTTGCAGGAACAGTATATATATCCTGATTGCTCGTTGTAAGTTCTAATGCAACTGTCCTGTTCTTTGTCTCTGCCATATTAGTTCTCTATGTAAAGGATGTCCATTGAGGCAGCTACACGTAAGTCTGCATTTGAACTAGTAGCTATAGCACGAAACTCAATGTCTGTCTTTTCTGTAATCGGCTCTGGTGTAATATAATTTTGATGAAAAGACGCTTGAAACAAATCAAACTTATTTTTAACACGGAACACACCATTAAGTTCTCGTGTAAGATAACGCATTGTAGCAACCTTGTTGTTCTGCTCTGTAAACGAAGTGGCATCTATTGCTAGTAGGTATGCTGTATAACCTGCAGGTACTGTCCATAGTGACATCAAGGTTTGGTTTTCACCGTTGGTAATATGTGCATAAGTAGTGCCACCATTGGCTACAGTTACGTTAGCTGTAGGAGCAGTAGACCCAACTATAAAACAACGATTAACACGTAAGAATGTTTGGGTTGTTGTAGCAGTACCACTACCTGCTAGTGTGACAGTCTCGTTGACTTCATTATAATCAGCATCTAGACCTGCAACATTAACTTGTACACCGTTATCTGTAGCAGCTGCCCCACTAGTCACTGTCATAGCCACAGCACTGGATGGGTAAGTGTAAAGACCACCAGCATCCCAGATAGTTTCTTCTACGTTTTGAATTACAGGATTATGTCCAAACTTAAATATGCGTTTGTGACCATTTACAAGACCACGGGATACCTGCAGAAAGTATGGATAGTAACCAACGCCACCACCCATGCCAATCAATTGCGGATAACTAGTAATGCTCATTATCTACTTTCCCAATAGTCTACACCATAGTCGTGCAGTATCTCTTCGCCCTGCTTTATTTCTTCCACGGCATAGAAGCGTACAAAGCGGTTATCTTCTTCATCAATTTCCCACTCAGCGTTTGGACTTTCGCTGTGATTGTACACCATAGCGTAGCCAAGTGGGACCAAATATTCTTTAACATCTTCATTAGGTGATTGAAACATATAGTCATGTAAGACACTAACTTCTCCCACGTCATCATCATCTGTAACGAGATAAGGGCATAACTCAATCGTATCTCCGACTGAATAGCCCTTATCTGCGAACACACCATGTCCATGTATTGACGAATCAGCGACATATGGCATTACTTCTTTTTCTTTGCCA